GTTTGTATACTTTTTGAACTGTAAGTTCAATAATGTCTATGCCTGCATTAACATTAGAACTAGATACAGAACTATAAGTATTATTACATATATACAACTCTACTCTCTCTGTCTCTCTATTAATTACTCTCAAAGCTATGGGTTTAGTGTTCCCAGTTATGACAGAACCTGTAATAGCGGGACTAGTAAAGTGTTCTAGTATTACATTTCCAGTAGCTGTAGTAGCGTTAGCAAATACTCTTCCTCCGTAACCCCAAGCTATACCTCCTATTCTTTGAGATACTGCTATAACATCTCCAATGGTAGAGGTCATACCTTCAGCAGGCGTTTTAAAAGTAGCCTTTCTTCTGACATATTTGCTAGATGCTAATAAATACTGCCCAAACCTCATTGCCTGACTTCGTCTATCACAACCAGGTAAATCTATAGATTTTACATTTTCTATAGAATTAAGCTCAGATATAGCGGTAGGGTCGTCTATTCTTACTAACTCTCTGCGAGAATGGTTTCTAGGCTCAAGATAAGATACCTCTACGCCTGTTAAAATTTCTGACTCTCTGATACCACTAATTAGTAAAGAGTTTTTTAAGATATTTGTCTCATTATATACAGCTACGGGTATTTCATCAGGAAGATCTACATTTAATGAGATCTTTCCGCCAGAGTAGAACAAGATACCTCTAAATATAGCAGTAATCTGATTAATAATATCCATAACTTGTTTTTGGCTGTTAAGAGATATATTACAAGTAAATCTGCGCTCTATGATCTGAGTTCCTAAACTAACTCCAATTTGATTTTCTCTTACTGTGGTAAATTTACCTCTAGGTTTACTTCTAAAGGTGCTGTCTGCATATCCAGTGACTCCTGTAAATCTACCTGTCTTAGGGTCAACTGCATCACAATATTGAGCTATCTTGTAGAATTTAAACTTATCTATGTTACCTTCTGGTATTCCTAATCCGTAAGACTGGTTAGTTAATAAATCATATAGAACCCATATAGGATTCTGAGTCCATTTATAGACGAAAGTACCATCCCAGGATCCTTTATAAATTATGGGATTAGCTTCTGTAAGCTGAGTAGAAGATCCTGGATTTTCTAAGCTATATCCACAAGTAGTGTAAGAAAGAGCGCCAGAAGTAGGAGTTTCTAACTCTCTCCAATCAATTTCTCCTGTAGCTAATACAGGTTGATTATAATTACTAGGAACCTTTATTATAAGACCTTTTACAAGCGAAGTAACAGTAGGAATAGAGCCTGAATATTCAGCGGTAGATTTTAAAGCAAATCCTAGCAGTGCTGTTCTAGGATAGACTTGTTTAGAGTTTTTTATTTCATCCCATCCAACAAACTGTATAGTATCTTGTATTTTAGAGCTATCTGAATCATCAGTAATTTTTTCAATTTTAAACTGATATCCATTTCCACTCTTAACATTATCAGGTATAATAGCTGAGATTTGAAATTTAAAATTAGTATTAGTTTTTCCTGATATAGTTTTTTCTATTATTAAATCATCCCCGTTTTCGTCTTTAAGTATATTAGCTCCTGTATAGTCATAAATAGTTATTTTAACACCTACCGAGTAACCACTGACGTTACCGTTGTTATCCATACTTTGCAGCCCAGAGATTAAGAAATTAAATTCTAAGCTATCCCAGGCGCTTTGACTCGTGTTTTGTGTAACAACTACTTTAGGTATACTCTCTAAATTACCCTTTTTAAGACTTACTGGAGAGTTTAGTCCTTGAGGCGTTACAGTTTTACCAGCAAATCTACCTAAACTAGCTGGCAATCCTTTACCTGTAACTGTCCCTGTTGACTGTGCCGTATAGAATAGTTCAGTATTTACAGTTCCATCACCATCTATTTTTATTAAGTCGTCTATAGTAGATTCGTTAAATTCTATATCTTGAGGTCCATTAGGATTAATACGATATACTGGTCCCTCTCCTAAAGCTAAAGTGCCAAAGAAAATATCAGTAGAAAATAGAGAATTAGGCGCCTCCACAGCAGGAGCTGGAGAAGCTCCCTTTCCTCCACCCTTATTATGCACGCGAATGCCGTTGGCTATATAGGTATGATCATTTTCTACAGTAAAATTATATACTTTACTTTTACCTATATTTTTAATTTCTAAGATAGGTCTATAATATCCTAATCTATCAACTAAGACATCATCTATTTGTAAATTACCTATAGCTGTAAAAGCCATATTCTCATTTAAAACCCAGTGATTAGGTGTTATTTTAAAACTACCATTCCAAAAAGAAATATCTACTAGCTCATCTTCGTCGTGCTCGAATACTTGAATGACTTTATTCTTTGATAGTTTACCATAATGATCAAAGCTAATTACTATATCATCTACTCGTATTTCTTCAATAGGTTTATTACCGCCAGGAATATCTATAAGGGTTCCTGCCGCGAAGCATCCTCCTTTACCTCCAGAGATAAAGGGCACATATCTACCGTTTATAATATAGTAAGATTTATACATAGCTTGATACATTAATTACATCACCTTTTTCGTGATTAATAGTATTTACATCCGCACTAATAATCTGACCGCCAACTCTCAACATACCATAGTTTAAAGGTATAGAATTACTGCTGTCAACTGTATTTATTATACCATCGAAAGCATCATTATTTCTTCTATCCTGATCTGTTATACCTGCGTCTTGTCTTTTTGGCTTAGGCATAATAGCTTGTATAACTGCGCCTAGAGCAAAGCTAATAACTGTTCCTACTACTGCTCTTACGACAGCCTGTCCTACTACAGAAGCTGTTATTGTCTCTAAGTTTCCACATATTAAAGGAACTATATAACACCCCGTTTGATCATCTGGTATCTCGTCTCTAGTTAACCAGGCATCTGGAAATGGTTTAAATTCCGTAGTTAATAATAATATTCTAGATTTGTCCAGACTTGGATAAAGATTCTTAATATAAGACAAAAGATCCGATACTTTATGAATATCAGCTGATATTTGGGTTTGTGAATTGGATGGTAATAATATTTTATGAAAGCGTATATTATACATAGCTTGCCACCGATATTATAGCACCTTTATCGTGAGATATAGTATCTACATCTGCACTAATAATTTGCCCTGCTACTCTTAACATACCATAATTAAGTGGTATAGATTGATTTGGGTGCACAGTATTTATTTGGCTATCAAAAGCATCATTATTACGCCTATCTCCAGAATCAGCAGAATCCATACTTTTAATTTTAGGTTTAATAGGAACTAATACATTTTGAGCTATACTACCCACTGCGCTTGCAAGTCCTGCGGCTAGATAAGATCCTACTGTTGGGGCTGTTATACCTGAGGCAGCAAATCCACCGGTAGCTAAAGATGCTCCCTCTAAAGCAACCGTCCCAAAAGATTGAAAGGCTCCAGCCCCTAAGGCGCCTGCAGCTCCGCCTATTAAACCTCTTAGTAAAGCTTGACCGAAACTTGCTCCCTGCACTAAAGATATAGTAAAGCTAGTGGCAAAACCTATGGCAAAACCTATAGCCATAGCTTCAAGTCCACTACCACGAAAAATAGGAACTATATGATAAGTCTCTCCATCTTTAGCTAAGAATAAAAACTCTTCGGGAGATAGACACTTACCTTTATGGATTATAGCTATCTCTTCAAGCTTACTAAATCGTGCATGTCTTACAAGACGTTCTAACTCGGGAAATAGATTCAGAGAGTTTAAAAACAAGAAATAGATGACATCTGTCGTCATTTCTAATTGTTTGATACCATTAGTGTAAGGTAAAAGACTTTTATGAAATGATACGGTTACATTAGACAAGATGTCGCTCTTCTAACTCTTCATACATAAGAGATTTTAGTTTTTTATCATACCAATAAATATAGAAACGGTTATTGAACCCTACTATAAACTTGTAGCAGTCGAAAACTGTGCTGGCCATATCTTCTTCGCTAGGTATAGGATTATCACTTCCTGGATGAGAATGAACTATGCCCCACGTAGTATCTTCATATTGTAATAAACTAACAGGATCTAAGATAAAATTAGTTTTTGGAGATCCGCTGATATTTTTACAAGGCACATACTCCCAGTCAGTAGTTATTATACCGCATGCCTCCCTAGGATACTCATTAATAAAATGAGTAGTCATTTGATCTTTTAATTTTTCTAAAACTGATGCCATCTATAAATATCCACCGTATATTGTTTATAATATCTACCGTAAGGAGCTATCCAACTGTTATTACCTATCATAG